ATAAGCCTTACTGATAACATTTGAAGCACTAACATAAAAAGATTTTTCTACTAAATGTAGAGCCAAAATAGAAGTATTATCATTCGTTTTAATATTGGTCTGGATTTTATCGATAACAAATTCTTTTTCAATCGGTATAGAATTACCATCCGGACGAGTAATCCGAATATAAACCTTTTCAGTACCTTGTAAATCCCCTAATTGATAAATGTCAATTGTGTCTAATACCGTTAACATTCCGGTTAAATGTGTTTTTTCGATATGTTCAAAGATATCTAATTCTATTACAGCTTCTGCAATGTCCATTTGTTGACCGGGTGCCCGATCAGCCGTAATGGTCACTTTTTCAAGGTGATAATCGTACGGAGTGTGTATCATATTATTCAGTCATTACTTTTTTTAATTCAGCAGAAACTTTTGCAAGCATTTCTTTTCTTAAAACTTTAATGCTTCTTAAATCGTTATTTTGAGATGTATAATAATCACGATAGGTAATAGGAGTTAGAGAAGAAGGGGTTGATAATCCGGGGTCGATACTAACTTGATTACCGCTCGAATCTTTGTAATAAAAAACCGCATCTGCTTCGTTATAAGCTGAAGTAATAGTAATGCTTTTAAATACGCCATCTTCGGTGCAATATAAAGTTTCACCTGTTGACTGGAAGTCGTCAGATGTGTTAATAAAGATCTGACCTGTGTTAACATCTCTTTTTACAATTTTGCCAACTGCGTTTGAACTTGATCCCGTTACCGTAGTGCCAGGAAGAAAGTCTTCGTAAATGTCACCGGTAGTCCGGACGGCTTTATTTGGAAAGCTTTCATCGATTTTAGTATTTAAGCTGGTCTCTTTTAGCGGCCAACCTTGTTCTCTTAAGTGGTCGTTTAAAAGATAAAACGACCAAGCAGCATCTGGCGTATTATATAATTTAAATGAAACGTTATCTGGTCTTTCACCATCTTTAATATAATATCTCGTATAAAGGCCTTCAGCATTTAGTATGCCATCCAGAATATCTGAATAAAGCGTAAGATTTGGAAACAATACTGAATATTCTTCATTACCGAAGACGTAAGAAGTTTGGGGGAATCCTTTAAAGTACGGCATTAGTATCCTCCTGCCACGTCTTTTTTCGTCATAATACCTTCTTCAATAAAGTTCAGAGTTATTACCGTTTCAACCGGAGATCCATCTCCGAAATAAGTCGTACTAGTAGGATTGTAAGATGTGTTAACACTTTGAAGGAACGCATCTTTAAATTTAACTACGTGCTTATTTCCTGGATCCCCGTTTGGTACTACCATAATCCTAAATTTATTTGGATATCTTAAAAGAGAAGGATAATCGCCAATATCAACGGTGTCGGGATAAAGTTCAGTTCTAAACGTTTTAACAATAGCACGAATCATTTCAGCTTCTTTTTTACTTGTAGGAATCATATTAAATTGAAATGTAAATTGACGAATATTAACTCTTTCAAGTAAGGCTTTTGTGTTTGGATTTATAGCTCTTTGTGTACCTAAAGCATATGCATTAGTAACTTTAGATGTATCTACTAGTGAACCAATGGCGGCACCTGCTGCAGGTGCACCTAGAAAAGTACCTACAGCAGCACCAATTGCTTCAGGTAAGCTAGCTAAAAGCGCTACACCTGTTAGCTGCTTAAATGCCTGAAGGCTTTCGCCCGGATTCGTCATAAGTTTCCCTAATTCTTCTATAGGATCACCCGTTGAACCCCTTCTAACGGCCTCGCCGAGCATTCCTAGATCAAAATTAGTATAACCTACCCCATCCGTAAAAGTTAATCCGTTAGGAATATACATATGAATAGGGTCGGCCTCCGAAACGGTAATGATTCTTTCTTCATTGCCGACATTTGCTCTTTCATTTTGGATTACCTGAAAGCTAATAAAGCCTTGGGATCTATCATCGCTGTTAGGATCATTTAACCCAATGGGAAATTCATATGCCATTTTTTATCCAATAAATAGTTGAAATACGTTTAAATTATTTATGTGGAATTTTATGGCTTATTCTGGAATATACAAAGTAAAAAATAGAAGCAGATATAAAGGAGATCCTGATAAAGTTGTCTACAGATCCCACTGGGAAAAGTTAGCTTTTATGTGGTGTGATAATAATACTTCTATACGCAAGTGGTGTAGTGAAGAAGTCGTTATACCGTACTTCTATGAGGTTGATAAACGTTATCATCGATATTTTGTTGACCTCCTTATACAATTTGAAGATCGAACGGTCCTGGTAGAAATCAAGCCGAAAAAAGAAACAGCCCCTCCAAAGAATAGAGGAAAGAAAACCCCGCAATATCTCCAAGAGTCTTTGACTTACGTTAAGAATGTGAATAAGTGGGAAGCTGCAAAAGAGTATGCATCGGATCGGGGTTGGGAGTTTCAGATTTGGACCGAAGATGTTTTACAGGAAATGGGCATTATGAAAAAGAACTTAAAGCCCATGAAGAAATTGAAACCTCTTAAAAGAGCTAATCCCAAGAAAAAGACATAAATAAGATTATGAGTAATATTTTTCAAAAATTAGAACTAGAAGCATTCCGTAAAGGGATTACTCCTAGGACGAAAGAGTCGATTCAATGGTTCCAAAATAAAGCGGCAAACCTCCGCTCAATTAATCGTGACCAGTTGATGAAAGAAAATCCAATTAAAAGTACAAGTCAGTTCCTACCTGGAAATATGTACATGTATTACTACGATCCTAAGCACAAAGACACTTTACCCTACTATGATACATTCCCTCTAGTTATACTTGTTGACAGAGCTCCTGGCGGCTTCTACGGACTAAATTTACACTATCTCCCACCTACTTTAAGAGCAAAACTTCTTGACGAGTTAATGGGCAATTTAAATAATAAGAAGTTTGATAATACTACTAAGATTCAAGTAAATTACCAAATGCTAAAAGGGGTCGGAAATCTATCGGCTTTTAAGCCATGTTTTAAACATTATCTTATGGATCATATGCAAAGTAAATTCGCGTACGTTCCCCCGCCCGAGTGGGAAATCGCTACCTTTTTACCAACTGCTCAATTCCAGAAAGCTACAAAAAATAAAGTATATAGAGATTCTAGGAGAATGATCTAATGACAGTATCTTCAGTCAATGACCTTAAAATTCTTTATGATAATCCTGCTTTTCAAAATAGATATTTGCTATCTATTAATCCTATAGGCGGTGAGTCATTTGACGTATTTTGCGATTCCGTAACTATGCCAGGTAAACAAGTCTTAAGTGTTGATCGAAGAATTGGCACTTCATTTCAAAAAGTTGCATATGGATATGCAACACCTGATATCAGCGCATCTTTCCTAGTTTCAGATGACCATTGGATCCCACTAAAATTAAAAGAATGGCAGCATCAAGCTGTTTTCGGTAAAAATCAAAACGGTTATCATGTACCGAGCTATCAGGATGAATACGTAAAAGATATTACGATTCATCAGTTAGATAAAAAGGGTAATAAGCTACTCGGGGTAAAATTAGTTAAAGCTTATCCTACTACTGTCAATAGTATGGAGTTTTCAAATGCTGGGGAAAGTCAGATCCTAAGAATTACATGCGAGTTTTCTTATCACAGATTCTATGATATAAATCCAGATGGAAAAGAAGCAGGGATATTGCCATTACCGAATATTCGGTAAAATGATAACAATGGTAGCAATAATATATTTTAAACAATGGAGAAATGAATGATCCCAAAATTAAATGATGTACCTAAGTATGATGTGACGATTCCATCAACGGGTCAAAAGGTTAGGTTTAGGCCTTATCTAGTAAGAGAGGAAAGAATTTTATTAGGAGCTTATGAATCAGGTGAAGCCGATTTTATTGTAAAGACAATTGTTGATACAATTTCTGCTTGTATAGTAGATGAAGTGAATACAAACAGACTTACGCAGTTCGATGTTGAATATCTTTTCACTAAAATTCGAGCCAAATCAGTAGGGGAAACTATACCACTTGGTATAACCTGTGAAAAATGTGAGGAAGAAACTCAGATTAATGTTAACATTGATAAGGTGGATATGCCGGTTTCGGAGTTGGTGAAAACTATCCAACTTACTGATACGATTTCGGTTGATATGAAGTATCCATCTTGGTCTTATGCAATCGATGAAAAGGATTTAAAAAAGGTTTCTTCTTATGATTCGATTGTGAATAAAGTATTAAAATGTATCGAATCAATTAATACCGAAGAAGAAAGAATTGTTGTAAAAGATGAACCTGTCGAAGAATTAATGGAATTTGTTGAATCTTTAACCAAAACACAATTTTTACTTTTAAAAGAGTTTGTTGATAATATGCCGAAGTTTTATTATAAGACAAGTTTCGATTGTGTATATTGCTCTCATCATAATGAAATTCAAATTGAGGATATTGAAACTTTTTTTTAATGTGGTCTAGTAATGATAATCTGGTGAACCATTATCAGACCAATTTTAATTTAATGAACATTCACCATTTTAATTTAAATGATCTTTATAATATGATACCGTACGAAAGAGATATCTATGTCGCTTTACTATTAAAGCGGATGGAAGAGCTTGAAAAAGGAAAACAGTAATGGGTAAGTTATCATCTGCTGCAAAAAAGCTAATGCAGGAAAATAATATTTCCAGGGATAGTCTGGAAAATTTTGCTGGGCGATTAGAATCT